AGATTTGAGATTGGTCATGCCGATATGATTAAAGTCTCACACTTAGAAGAGGGGTGGGATGAAGATTGAAACATTAATCCTTAGGAACTTAATGTTGAATGAGGATTACACTAGAAATGTAATACCTCATTTAAAAACTATATACTTTGAAGAACCATATAGAGCAGTCTTTAATGAGATTGTTGGATTTGTTAATAAGTATAGTAAGCTACCAAGTGCTGATGCACTAAGTATTGAATTAAGAAATAATACTAACGTTGGCTCTGACTCTTTAGCTCTTATTCCTGAAATAAGTGTTCAAAAAGGAGAGGAAACTGTTGAATGGTTAATAGAACATACAGAAAAATGGTGCCAAGATAGAGCAATCTATTTAGCAATTATGAATTCAATTGATATTATAGAGGGTAAGCATGAAACTTTAGATAAGAATGCATTGCCTGAAGTATTATCTGAAGCTCTTGGAGTTAGCTTTGATTTAAGAGTTGGCCATGATTATGTTGATGATTCAGATGCTAGGTATGAATTTTACCATAGAGCAGAGGAACATCTACCATTTGACTTAGTAAAATTTAATGAGATAACCAAAGGAGGCTTAGTTAATAAGTCACTGAACGTGGCTCTGGCAGGTACAGGCGTGGGTAAATCACTATTTATGTGTCACGTAGCAGCCGGTGCTTTAACTCAATTTAAAAATGTGTTATATATAACTATGGAAATGGCTGAAGAACGGATAGCTGAGAGAATAGATGCTAACCTTATGAATGTTCCCCTTGACCAATTAGAGAATTTGTCAAAGGATATGTTTGATAAGAAGATGCATAAGCTAACTGATAAAGGTGTAGGCAAATTAATTGTTAAGGAATATCCTACAGGTGCTGCAAGTTCTATCCATTTCAGAGCATTATTAAAAGAATTAAAAATTAAGAGAGACTTTAAACCTGATTTAATTTGTATAGATTATTTAAACATATGTGCAAGTTCACGTATGAAATCTTTGGGTGGAGCAATAAATTCATATACTTATGTGAAAGCAATTGCTGAAGAATTGCGTGGCTTGGCTGTAGAGTATAATTTACCTATTGTCACAGCCACACAAACCACACGTTCTGGGTTTGCTAGTTCAGATATTGGACTTGAAGATACCTCAGAATCATTTGGTCTACCAGCAACGGCAGACTTAATGTTTGCTATTATATCTACTGAAGAGTTAGAAGATTTAAATCAGTTAATGATTAAACAATTAAAGAATAGATATAATGACCCAACAGGAAAAAATAAAAAGTTTGTTGTTGGAGTTGATAGAGCTAAAATGAGATTATATGATGTAGAAGATTCAGCCCAAACTTTAAATGTGAGGGATGACCCACCAAAAAAACAATTTGAGGATTTTAAATATGAGTAGTTTATTACAAGGAAAAGCTTGGGGAGAAAAATATACTCACCTAGCTAAAGAAATATCTACATGGAGTAAAGACCCAAGCACTAAAGTTGGTGCAGTAGTTATTGGCGAACATGGTCAATTATTATCTCAAGGATTTAATGGTTTCCCAAGAGGAATCCATGACACAGATGATAGACTTAATAATAGGGAAAGAAAATATGAGTTAGTTGTTCATGCAGAAATGAATGCTATATATAATGCTTCTCTTACTGGTGTGTCTTTAAAAGATTCTACTTTATATGTTTATGGTTTACCTATTTGTAATGAATGTGCTAAAGGAATAATCCAAGTTGGAATTAAAAAGGTTGTTGCTACAAGACCTCAGATATATAATTCTGAATGGGATAAATCAAATAAGAATGCCGAAGCTTTATTAAGAGAAGCTGAGGTTATGTATTTAATTGACGTAGAGGAAGAGTTATGAAACCAGGACCATTAAAGTCAGCATTTGAAACAAGCACCAAAGGTGTTTTATATCAAGAATTTATTACATATAAAATTAATCTTAATGGTTGGTTGACCAAAGAAACAGTTACACGAAGTTTTAAAGGTGATGGCAATTACCATGACACATCACATCACTTGCCTTTGGTGAAGATTAATGAGTAAGACAATGATACCATACGTTATAAGGAAAAGGGATGCTAATAAAAATGTATTGTCTAAAAAGATTATGAGTCATGGAACTTATAGATGCAAGCGACATCCTAATTCTAAGAGATGCCAAAATGGATGAATGGAAAGAATGGATAATAACTATAATACTATTACCATTTTTCATACTTGGCTTTGCAGTGTTATATATTATTATGGTTGCCACAGTTTTGATGGCAATGTTTATTGAATGGTACAATAATGTACCTTTACCTAGGAGTAAAAAGTGAAAGAAAAAATTAAACGTTTAGGATGGTTTATGACCGGATTCCTATTAATGATGGGAACACATGTTATGGCAGCTGGTAGCGGTGCAGTAGTGACAGACCATTACAAAGAAGTTGTCTATGTAGAACCATATACAATTGAAGTATGTGAACAACAGCAAGTAGCAAATCCAGATGACCTTATTAATAGTGCATTTTGGGGAGCAATCTTTGGTGCAGTTGTTGGTGATGCTATAGATGATGAACATGGTAAACTACCAGGAGCTATTATAGGTGCAGCTATTGGTTCAGAAGAAGCCAAAAAGAATAGTACTACCACAGCTATGGTTTGTAAACAGGAAACCAGACAACAAAGAACTGTACGCAATGTGTATAGTCATTCAACAATTGAATTTGATTACGAAGGTTCTTATTATGAAGTCAACTTTACTAAAAGATAACATACCATTTCAAAAATGGTCATTTGTAGACCAACATGGTAGAGATGATGACCATTGGTATGTGCGGTTAGAGGGTGGTGAATATCATAATGTCATTTTTAGATATACTAATATTAAACTTAATGATAAAACTGAGTCCATAAACTTTGATTATGAAATTGTAGACTATCCAATGGATGACCCTCATGGTGAAAACCTTTTTAATCAAGCATTGGGAGATATATTAAAAAGCATATTAGACGACGCAATGGAAAAACAGGACTATGTGCTAGGTAAAAAGTAATGAATGTGAAAGAAACTCTGACTATTTTGTCAGAAGAATGCGCTGAAGTTATACAAGCCACCTCTAAATTAATTAGATTTGGCCCGTATGATGAAGAGCACGTAAGTGAATTAGAACAAGAATTAGCAGATGTAATGGCTATGATTATTATTCTTGAATATTATGGGTATATTAAAATGGAAAATATCCAAGATGGGATAGTTCCTAAGCTTCAAAAGCTAAAAAAATATAGCAAAATCAAAAACCTTAATAAAATCATCAAGAATTTATAATTATATAAATAGCTTTATATCTCAATTTATATAAGGTTATTAATGCAGTCATTTAGGGTCCACACAAACGAGGCACAAGCTCTCAAATTTTATAACTTGCTTCCCACGAAAGTAAGGCATACCATTAATAGAATTCGAAATAAAGATAAGTATAAAGCTGCCTTGCTTATGATAAAACATTTGAGAAAAGACCCTGATGTTATATCAAGAGGTTTAACTAAAGCCAGGATTCAAGGAATTGCTGCTGACCATTTTGGTTTAAATCCTAGAGAGTTTGCAAAGATATTAAATCGCCAAACAAGATATGAAGTAAAAGATTATAATCTTGGTAAAGAGATAGGAAATCTAGAAGAGCTAGAAGAGGCCTATTCAATTCAATATACAAGTAAGAATGATATTAAACATATACCTTATTCTGCTGAGCAATTAAAAGATATTGATAAATTATATACCAAAACAATAAAACTGCATTCATCACCTTTAATATTTGATACTACTGCCTCGCTTTCTAAAAAAGGTATTCCCGATGGGAAGATTAAAGTTCAAACTGCTATATTTAAAAATATTAAGCCAGCAGATTATCCCAGTTTAGTAGGTCCATCAGGTAAAGGTTCACTTCTTATTAAAGGCACTGGCTCAGGTAGTGATAAAAAAGCTGAAGTATTAAAAATGTTTGGTATTAAAACTAATACAGACTTTTTAGAATTCTTCCAAGCAATTGGATTATTCATACCAAATAAATTAACTCCATCTAAATTTAAAGAGCAATTACTTGATATGGAAGGTACGATTTCTGGTGATTTTAAAATAATTAAATTTGTTCCTAAATGGGAAGAATTTGTCACCTATCTTAATGCAGATAAAGAGATTGGTGCTGATGTTATATCCTTAGTTAATGGAAGTTATTTTTGGCGTAAAGATGCTGGAGTTACCAAGCCTTATGTAATTTGGGATGGTATTAAAAAATATTATGGTTTAATGAGAAGCAAAGAAGGTATAACAGGTGTTATTAAAGACAACACAGCAGATTGTGTTCTTATTGATGGCACATATGCACAATTAGAAAAAGCATTAACAGGTACTTCCCAAATTAATATGGATGAAAATACTGGTAAATTGACATGCGATGATGTGTCATGGTATCAAATATCTTTAAAACTTGGTGAAGGTAGCGCTAGACTTGGTAAAATTACAAAGCTTCTTACAGGTGCTTACCCAGTTGATGGAGAAGTTCAAAACACTTTAACTAGAGCTGGTATTGACCCAAGTTGGTTTAAAGAGGATGTAGAATTGAATAATGAATTTGAACAATTATTACAAGAAGGATTTTTTGGAGATACTGTTGGGAGAATGAAAAAAGCTGGTGCTGAAATGTTTAATAAATTTAAAGTAGCTGCTATGGCTATATTAAAATATTGGAAAAAGCTTCAAGGATTTATGAAGAAGCTTGTGAAATTCCATGAAAGAAATACAATGAAAGAAATTCAAAAAATAACTAGAGGTAGCAAATTCCTAAAAGAGGAAGTCCTTGAAGAAGATGTGATGAATGAAATGTCTCAAGCTGCAATGTTTAAAGCTATTGTTAATGATAAAGGTAAAAGAAACTCTCCTAATACAAAATTTAATAATCTTCTTAATGCACGTTTTGGTGATATTACAAAAAATAAAGATAGTGAATATATTTCTGTAAATTTTGAAAAAGCTAACATTGAAATTGTAGATGAAACAATTAATTTTTTAATAGGTAATGCTATATCATTTCCAATTATTCAAGCTATTATTGATGATGTAAAAAAGAATGGTATTGATGTTGTTAATAACTTAGTTAAAACTATGTCAATGGGAGATACTAATATGCCGGTTGTTAAAGTATATGGTAATCCATCTAAAGCTGATACTGAAGTTATTACTGTTGGTAAACTCACTCAAACAAATCCAATGTTAGGTGACAAACAAATTAAAGTATTAAAAGTTGGTATAGTACCACATAGAACACATAAAAAATATTGGGTAATTAATTGTTGGATATTTGCTGAGTTAGATGGAGATATAGCTAAATACCATCAAGTAGCATTTAAAAAGAGTGGTGAAAGTTCATTTAATTTTAATATTGAAGGTACAGCCACTGTTCCAGAAAATAAAATCAAACTCTTTCCGGTATCATAATGAATTTAAAAAGACATATAAAAGAAGCTAAGAATACTCATATGACTCACATAGAGGATATGGTTATAGATGGCGGCGTGAAAGGGGCACGTGCGGCTATCTTTGCTTTAAGAGATTTAAGGGATATGTTAGCTGGTAGTACTAATGATACAAAGCAAGTAACAGTTAAATGGGATGGAGCACCAGCAGTATTCGTTGGTATTGACCCTAACGATGGTAAATTCTTTGTTGCAAAGAAAGGAATATTCAATAAGAATCCTAAAGTTTATAAGACAGTTAAGGAAGTTAAAGCTGACACATCAGGAGATTTAGCAGCAAAACTCACAGTAGCTTTTCAAGAATTTAAAAAACTTGGTATAAGAAAAGGAGTCTACCAAGGTGATATTATGTTCACTAAAAAAGACTTAAAAAATCAAACAATTGATGGGCAGAAGTATGTAACCTTCCACCCAAACACTATAGTATATGCAGTACCCGTTGGAGCAGCTAAAGAAATTAAAGCGGCAAAGATTGGAGTAGTGTGGCATACTTATTATCAAGGTTCGACCTTTGAATCAATGAGTGCAAGCTTCGGAGTATCCGTTGCAGCATTTAAGAAAGTCAGGAGTGTATGGCAGAAGTCTGCTAACTTCCCTGACATCTCTGGTCTTGCCACATTATCTAAAAAGGAAACAGATGAAATTACCATACATATATCCAACGCGGGAAAGCTCTTTCAGAAAATCTCCGCTAACGCGCTTAAAGACGTATCTACAGATACAGATATTAATTTATTTATTAATACCTTTCGCAACACGAAAGTTAGAGCGCAAAGCGAGATTAGCAACACGTCGGCGC